CGAAAGAACCCCACCTACAACGGTCTGTCCCAAGGCAGACACAGAATGACCAACAGCTATGCGTTGCCTACTGCACAGAGCAAGCAGTTTATGGCAGCGATGAGAAACGAGAATGTGTTCCGATCTCTGGCAACCATCGTGAACGCACCCGGCAGCGACCGTACCATCTTCACCTGCAATGCCGAGGACATCGCAACCTGGCTGGGCGATGGTTCCCTTGACACCTATTACGATGGCGTGGACAATTTTAAGAGACTGCCGATCCGGGTACATTGTCTTGGCACGATCGTCCGCATCCACGAGGATTTCCTTACGGATACCGGGTTTAACATCCAGCGATACCTGGTCGACTCCTTTGCCAAACGTATGGGCCACACCGAAGAGGAAGCCTTTGTTAATGGCGATGGAAAGAAAACTCCTACGGGTATCCTCGCTGCAGAAGGTGGCGCGGAAATCGGTGTAACCACTACGGCCATCACCTATGATGATGTCATTCGTCTTTACTTCTCCGTGAAGAAAGAATACCGCAAGAACGGCGTCTGGATGATGAACGACGAAACCGCCCTGGCACTCCGCACCCTCAAGGATGCCGATGGAAATTACATCTGGAATCACGCCACCGATACGATTCTGGGCAAGCAGGTTGTGATCTGTAATGCTATGCCCGGTGCTACTTCCGGGAAGAAGCCTATCGCTTTCGGTAACTTCAGCTACTACTGGATCGTCCAGCGTGTGCGCTTCACAGCTAGGATCATGGAGGAACTGTATACGCTCCAACAGCAGGTCGGTTATCTGGGCTATGAGCATCTGGATGGAAAGTTGATCCGTCCCGAAGCAATCAAGGTTATTCAGATTACTGAGTAAGGTTTATGCCGGGAGGATGCGCCTGTCTTGCTCTCCCGGCATTTTTGAAAGGAGCAAAAATGAAATTACAGGACATCAATGCCATTAACAATATGCGACTGAAAGGCTATAGCGTTGCCACCATCTCCAAAGTCCTGGGTATGCCGTATAACACCGTTAAATCACACATACGCCGTAACCCAGAAATACCGGGAACAAGCGTATGCCTACAATGCGGTAAACCCGTTAAACAGCCGGGAGGTCGCAAAGAGAAGAAGTTCTGCTCGGATCGTTGCCGAATGGCCTACTGGAACAGCAACCAGGACAAGGTCAAAAAGCAGGCCTTCTACACTTTGGTCTGCCAGCATTGTGGAAAGGAGTTTACTGCCTATGGGAACAAGAATCGTAAGTTCTGCTGCCGTGCCTGCTACCTCGATGCCCGAAAGTGCAGATAAGGAGTTCCATACCCGGCTGATGCGCTATCGTCTGGCAATCTCCCTGGTGGACAGTATGGTTGCGAGAGGCATTATATCAGCAGAAGAAGCAGCCATATTACACACAAAGGCAGCGGAGATCCACGGCCTATATTTGTGTAGTATATTTCTCTGATACCCCTTGCTATATATCCGTTTTAGAGGGAACATACAGTACACCCATATTGATACAAAGGAGGTGTTCTGTATGGAACGAGCCATAAAACAGGTACGGTTTCCGGCTACCAGTATTCCAAAACTGACCAGGGTAGCGGCATACGCCAGAGTGTCCAGCGATAAAGATGCTATGCTGCACTCTCTTTCTGCCCAAGTCAGCTATTACAGCAATCTGATCCAGAACCATAAGGGATGGCAGTATGTTGGGGTATACGCAGATGAAGCCTTGACGGGTACTAAAGACCATCGTGAGAAATTCCAGCAGATGCTTGCGGACTGCCGCGACGGAAAGATTGATATGGTCATAACCAAGTCCATATCTAGATTCGCGCGTAACACCATCACTTTGCTGGAAGCCGTCCAAGAGCTTAAGTCTCTCGGCGTGGATGTTTACTTTGAAGAGCAGAACATCCACACCATGCGTGCGGACGGTGAGCTGATGATAACGATCCTTGCTTCCTACGCACAGGAAGAAAGTCTTTCAGCCAGCGAGAACATGAAGTGGCGTATCCGAAAAGGCTTTGAACGCGGAGAGATGATAAATCTGCGGTTCCTTTACGGCTACTCCATCAAAAAGGGCGTCGTTAGAGTTGATCCGGCACAAGCAGAAATTGTCCGGGAGATTTTCCGACGGTTTAACGACGGAGAGTCCATGGGCGGCATTGCGGCAGACCTCAACGCCAGAGGCATGAGAGGAACCTTGGGTGGCGAATGGTGCCAGCAGCGCATTCATGATGTGGTCACCAACGAGAAATACCTGGGCAACGCGCTCCTCCAGAAAACCTTTGTGAATAACCACCTGGAGAAGAAACAGATAAATAATCGCGGTGAGCTTCCGCAGTATTACGCCGAGGGAACTCACGACGCGATCATCGACCCAGAAACCTTCGCAAAGGCCCAGGAGCGCATTGAGGCATTGAGGCTTGCAGCTGAAGAAAGACCAAAGCCTACTCGGTCGGCTTTCACCGGCAAGATCCTCTGCGTGAAATGCGGAAAGAACTACAAGCACGGAAAGCATGGCAATCGGATATTCTGGAACTGCTCGACCTATCTGGCAAAAGGCGCAAAGGCCTGTCGGTGTTCGCAGATCCCGGAGCCGCTCCTTTACAGCATAGCGGCAGAAGCCCTGGGGCTTGAGGCGTTCGACCAAGATACCTTTGAGAGAAAAATAACGGTTATTGAAGCCCACGATGACAACACCCTAGTGTTCTGTTTCACCGACGGAACTCAAACCGTTAAACGATGGCAGCACCGCTCCAGGGCAGAAAGCTGGACTCCGGAGATGCGCGAATCAGCAAGACAAAAAGCCAAACAGCAAGTACTACCAGATCGAGGATGGCACGGATATTTCCAAAAGACAGAGAAATGAGAGGAAACAGATTATGGCACAAGTAGCAAGAGCAATTACAGTAATTCCGGCAACTATTAACCCCGTAACACGAATGGCAAACACCTCCATGGCTAAGCGCCGGGCGGCAGGTTACGCCAGAGTATCCACGGATAGTGAAGAGCAGCTTACCAGTTACGAAGCACAGGTTGATTACTACACCAGGTACATTCAAGGTAGATCCGACTGGCAGTTCGTTGAGGTCTATACGGATGAAGGCATCTCTGCAACCAACACCAAGAAGCGCGATGGCTTCAATCGTATGGTCAGAGATGCCCTGGATGGAAAGATCGACTTCATTGTCACCAAGTCCGTCAGCCGCTTCGCGCGTAATACTGTGGACAGCCTTACCACCGTCCGAAAACTGAAAGAGGCTAGTGTTGAGGTGTATTTTGAGAAGGAGAATATCTGGACGCTGGATTCTAAAGGTGAGCTGTTGATTACTATCATGTCAAGTCTTGCCCAGGAAGAAAGCCGCTCCATTTCCGAGAATGTTACCTGGGGACAGAGAAAGAGGTTTGCTGATGGCAAGGTCAGCATTCCCTATAGACAGTTCCTCGGCTACCGCAAAGGGACAGATGGTTTGCCAGAGATCCTGCCAGAAGAGGCTGAGGTTGTGCGCCGGATCTACCGCTTGTTTATGCAAGGAAAGACTCCCAGTGCCATCGCAAAACTACTCACCGCAGAGGGTATTCCTACTCCTGGAGGAAAGAAGGTCTGGCAGTTTACAACGGTGGAAAGTATCCTTACCAACGAGAAGTACAAGGGTGCTGCGCTCTTACAAAAGAAGTTTACAGTAGATTTTCTTCAAAAGAAGATGAAGGTCAATGAGGGCGAAGTGCCGCAGTACTATGTCGAGAATAGTCACCCACCGATCATCCAGCCGGACGAATGGGATCGTGTACAAGCAGAGTTCCAGCGGCGAAAGGCTCAAGGCAAGAACCACAACTGCAATAGGCTGTTTTCGGCGCAGATCGTCTGCGGCGATTGTGGAGAGTATTACGGCTCAAAGGTATGGCATTCCAACAGCAAATACCGCCGCGTTATCTGGCAATGCAACGGCAAGTTCAAAGGTGATCACAAATGCGGAACACCTCATCTTTACGACACAGATATTCAGCGGCTGTTTTTGGCGGCAGTCAGCAAGCTTTATGCAGACCGGGAGATGATCCTAGAAACCTGCCGTTTGCTGCAATCCACTTTGACCGACAATACTGCCATTGATGAGGAATGCGAAGAACTGATCCGTGAAATGGATGTGGTGGCTGGACTGATCCGATCCTGCATTGATGAAAACGCTTCTCAAGCATTTGACCAGTCCGGCTACCTGGAACGATACAACGGATATGTTGATCGGTACGAGTTCCTCAAGGAACGATATGCAAAGCTGCAGAGTCAACGAGAGAGCCGAGATGCAGAAGCGCTTCGCATCGGCGGTTTTATGTTTGAACTCCGGGAACTGGATGATTTGCCCATTGCCTTCGACGAGAGATTGTGGCACGGACTGATAGATCATGTGACGGTCTACCATGACGAGCGGTTGGTATTTCATTTCAAGGACGGAAGTGAGATCACTGAACAGCTATAACGAGAAAATCCCAGCATCCGCACAGATGATTCTGTGTAGATTTCGGGATTTTTGTCTTTATTCGCTTGTGATTTCTTGTTCCAACCGAAAACCTACATGAAAACCTGCAATGAAAGCTAACCGCTGGTATTCGGCGCATATTCTGCAGACCAAGGAGAATACTGCATCGTTATCCTTAATGGGTAGTCCCTCCATGTAGTCGTTCAGATCTGCGAAGCCATCTTTGATTTCCTGGGTGTGGAACGGATTGCACTCGGCGTAATACCAGTGAATCATTTCCAGGATCGACTTCTCATCGCCATCACCGAAATCTGGTGGGTTGGCATAGATGTATGCCTTCAGCTTTTTCATGAACTCATCCATAACATCACCTCCAAAGTGTGTGTGATGTTAACTCTGGTGAGTGATAATTGCAAGTAGCTAAGTTTGCCGAATTATCTTCCTGTGTTTTAGTGGTATTGGTGGAATAACGATAGCGGTAAAATAACGGTTAAGCAGATCTGGGACAGCTATTGAGAACCTTTCCGACCTGCCTTGTTACGATTTCTACATTTCGCGCAGGCCACCCAAACCATAGAAAATGCCAAAACACCGCTATTTCAGCCGTTTTCGTATAAGCAAAAAAGATACTACTGTTGACACGATTGTATCAACAGCAGTATCAGTTATGGTGGAGACGAGGAGGATCGAACTCCCGACCTTACGGATGCGAACCGTACGCTCTCGCGGATGGTGCGGTTTTCGCACGTGCGGGTGGAAAATAGAATAGGCAGAAGAGACGGTTAATTGACCGGGTTCTTCTGTCTAT